TTATTGTTTTCCTGTATGCCCGAAACCTCCGGCTCCGCGCTCGGTTTCATTCAATTCGTCAACCTGCTCCCATTCTACCTGGGCATGTTCTGCTATTACCATCTGACAAATACGTTCGCCGTCGTTAATAACAAATTCATCATTAGATAAGTTGACGAGAATCACCCGAATCTCGCCTCTGTAATCCGCATCAATCGTTCCCGGAGAATTAAGTACAGTTAGTCCATGCTTGGCAGCCAATCCGCTACGAGGGCGTATTTGCGCTTCGTATCCCTGCGGCAATTCGATGAATAAACCTGTCGGCACCATTGCCCGCTCGAGGGGTTTCAGCACAATAGGTGTATCTATATTCGCTCTTAAATCCATTCCTGCCGAATATGGGGTAGCGTATTCCGGCAAATTATGTCGTGAATGATTGATAATTTTGATTTTCATGTTATAATATATAATATTCCAAAGTTGCGAAATTAGTTAATTCTTTGCAATATATATCTGCAAATTGATAAAAATTAAGATATTAAATTAGGCATGGTATATATCGACAAAATATTTTTTTGAAATTTTTATCGGAATCTTTTGCGTATATAAAAAATTCGCTTACCTTTGCCACGCATTTGAGAGAAAATGCAACAATTCAAAAACAAGGGCGTTTAGCTCAGCTGGTTCAGAGCATCTGCCTTACAAGCAGAGGGTCGGCGGTTCGAATCCGTCAACGCCCACCAAGATAAAACAATGATAGTTAAGTGATTACAATAATAAGTAATCACTTTTTTTGTGTTTACACCCTATCTGTTGACACATGATGCACACCCTATTCTAAGCTATTCTAAGGTGGGTTGAGCAGAAATGTTTACCAATAGTTTACCAATAAAGTTCTGGAATAACTAATAGTTTACAGTCGATTTAGAAGTTTACAAATAATTATTTATTGTAAAATTTAATTCTAAAAATTATGGCAACTTTTAAAGCTGATGTGAAAACAAAGCGTAGTGATGGAACTTACCCTGTGTATATTCGTGTGACTCATAACCGAAAGATAGCATTTATAAGAACGGATATGTATGTACATGACCGTAGTTACAAAAATGGGGAAATTATCGACCAAATGGTATTAGCTCAATGTGGTATAAAAATTAAAGGGTATTTGGATAAACTAAATGCCAAAGAAATTGAAAGATGGACAGTGAAAGAAGTCGTGGAATTTATAACGTTGGAAAAAGAAACCATCTCTTTTACAACTTTCTGTGAAGGATTTATACAAGGTCTGAGAAATCAGGGAAGGGAAAGGACTGCGGATGGGTATAGAGATGCCTTAACATCGTTTAGAAAATTTTTTGGTGAGGATATTGCTTTTCAAGATTTAACTTCCGCAAAAATAAAAAAATGGATTGAATCCTTAAAGGACAGCGCAAGGGCTAAACAGAAATATCCTACAAACATAAAATCAATGTTTATGGCAGGGGATGAAGAATATAATGATTACGATAGCGGCAGGATTCGATTCTCAAACCGACCTTTTCATGGTATAAAGATACCGAAAGCCGATATTCCTCCAAAAAGGTCAGTAGATGTCGATAAATTAAGGGTATTATTTTCAACTACTCCTGACACGAAAAGGTCTGTATTTGCAAAAGATGTAGCTAAAATTATGATATATTTAGTTGGAATAAATGCTGTGGATTTATATTACATGGAAAAGATGCACTTAAAAGAGGGAAAACTTTGTTATTTCCGGCACAAAACAACTTCTACCAGAGAGGATAAGGCTTATTATGAAATAAGTATAAAACCCGAAATAATTGATTTATTTGAGAAATATAAGGGAAAAGAGGAAAGTGATTACTTATTCGATTTCAAGGAAAGATATTCTGATGAACAAGATTTTGTGAAAGCAATAAACAAAGGACTAAAGAGACTTTGCGAGATTGCGAATATTGAAAAAATGACTACCTACACATTACGTCATACATGGGCAACAGTAGCACATAGAAAATGTAAGGCTTCTGATGAATTAATAGGCTTTTGTCTGAATCATGCTTCGGCGCATAGAACAAGTCGAATATATATTGATGTGGACTTTAGCCCTATTGATGAACTGAATAATCAAGTTTTGGATGCGATATTTAGTCCGAAGGAGGAAAGACAGGAAGAAATAGGGGGAGCTAAGACTGGAGGGAGTGAAATAATAATGAAAAAGGCTAAGAAAGTCGCATAATATTATGTAGATATAAATGAATACAAAATAACAAGTAAGGAGAGCATATTTTGCTCTCCTTTTTTATTGGGAATAGTAATGTATTTGCATACTTCGATGTCGGACAAGGATTTTTACAGCTAATTACCTTTTTCTTGGTCTGGGCTATTTCCGAAGAAAAAATTATTAAAGTCAATATTCATGTCATTAAGTATTAGTTTGCGCCGTAACTTGCATGTCGGACAGTCGGGGTCGTCACAAAAATCCCTCTCCATAAATTTCTTTTTCAAGTCGGAGGGCATATTTTGTATTATTTCGTTTAGTAAATCTGGTGGTAAGTCGTCTAAATTCTGAATATCAATATTGTTGCTAATTATATTTTTCAATAGGTATAGTGCATCTAATGGGGAGTCCACCGATAGCTTTACGACTTTGACGTTTTTATTTGTATTATAAGTGTGATACGCTGTAAAAATGAGCTTGGCAATCAATTCGCTTTCCTTCATGGTATTTACAAGTGATTGCATAGCTGAGTCAAATATTGGGGGATTGTTCAGGTCGCCGACTACAACATTAATACAGTGCATCGTAGTTTCGTCTTTTAAAGCACCACCTAAAACTATCGAAAATGTAGTTTCATCGTCATTTGCCTGTATGTACTCGTGTAATAGCTTTACACTTTCAATTACATTATCAAATGCAATGTTACCTGTTCTTTCGTTTTGGTTTTCCATACCCATAATAATTCGTTTAAATTTTTTAATATATATCGAGTTTGATTCTCGGCTGCTTAATTATCCTTTAGTACCATGAAGGGATTGTTTATATAGCTATTTGGAACTGATTTACATAGTCCATAGCCAGATTGTTCTTCCTGAAAGCACAACATAGATAGCCTTGTGTAATTTTGACATCGCTATGCCCCATCAGCGTAGATACGAGAAAGAGGTCTAATGTTTTCAGGTATATGTTGGTTGCAAAGGAACGCCGTGCTGTATGACTGGAAACAAATTCCCACTTCTCGCCTGTTTCTGTTTCTCCACCTCGAACTACTTTCACCTTGCTATTGATTCCTGCTTTTTTGCAGATAATCTTAATTTGTTCGTTGAATTTCCATGCGGGATAGTATGTGTTTTCTTGTTCTGCTATCAGAAATTCGGTTACGGGACTACTTATGGTTGTTACGGCGGTCTTTGTTTTTATTGCTACATAAACGATTTCTGAATTGTTCAGATTGGTAGCGTCCAAATTTATCACATCGGAGAACCGCATACCTGTGAGGCAGGAAAGAAGAAATTGATTCCTGATAGCGTGTTCCATTTCGCTTTCAGGTAGATAGTCGATAATTTGTTGTATTTCTTCGGGTGTGAGGTAAGTATTGATTACACCTGTCTTTTTCAGCGAGAGTAATGGAGCATAATCTTTACAGGGGATTTCGATTTCTTCCGAGTATTTGTTCAGGAGGCTTTTTAGGTTCGCACAATATGTTCGTGCGGAGTTGGGTGATAATGTTTCTTTAAAATATTCTACTAATTCAATTAGGAAAACTCTCGTAAAATCACACCATTCGGCATGTTTATTATTATTGAATTTTTTTATATGGTCGAGTATATATTTCTCACGAGAGAATTTCCGATTAAATGCGTCTTTGAATGATATTTTTGTTTTCATTTGTTTTCATTTGTTTTCGCCAAGTTTCCAGTTGGAGAACTTGTACTAATTCAATAATTTTCGGATGATATTTTTCTGGCAATTTAATTGGCTTGTTGGTCTTAGCTTCTATGATTCCGTTCATTGCTGCGGATATATCCCTACGGCTACAACCTACAAATTCTGCTATTTGAGATTTCTGTAATCCCATATCGCATAAGAATTTCAAGTATTGCCATGCTTCGTCAAAGTTAAGTTCTATTTTCCTCATAATTAAAAATTTACGAAAAGTTGTTGGTAAAAATTTAGCTTACAATGTTTTAAGGTAAGCCATTTTGTTTATTTTCTTCCGTAAATTTAGCAAAGTTATTTCAGATATTCTTTTACGGAGGGGATTTATCATAGCTAATATAGTTGTCTGGGTTGCCTTTTTCGGGGTTAGTAGATAGTTTACCAAAGCGAAAGAGGTGGAAGGCTCGTTTCAGGGTAAAGCCGTATTGGGTTTTCCGTCCGTTCTTAGCCATAAAGAAATAACACATTGTATTGGTGTACTTATTGAAGCATGGCTGATATGTTCCGATTCGTTGTTTATAGTTCTGGTCGGTTGTTGAGCCGTATAGGGTTGGTTTTTCTTTTATAAATTCGAAGTAAGTCATAATCGTTCGGTTTAATGTGATATAGCGTGTATTTGTATCAATCGTAAGTCGCCGTCCCAACCGCAAGCCCATTGTGCAACTTCTTCTTCCGAATAGGCTTCGTTGTCGGTCATTATATCAAATGCAAGTCGCATTTCTTCCTCACTTCCTGAATGGATAGTGCCGTTGTTATCTATTATTTCCCACATCGTTTTATTGTTTTATCTGTCCTCAATATCTATTCCGTTATGATAAATTAGGTTGTCGGAGCTATTATTGTCAATATAGATTTCAATAGTAGCGAAGCCGTTGTTATCGTCCATCGTTAGTATTTCGGTTCGTTCGGAAAGTATCTCACTTTTTCCTTTTTCTGTTTCGTTCATATTTTCGATGTAAACAGCATTTTCGCTTTCGAACTTCTTAATTGCTTCTTCTTCGTTTTCTGCTTCTATTGTAAAGTGGGTACGTTCCCAGATGATTAATTTTCTATCTTGATAAAAATTGAATTGTGGCATAATTTTATATTTATGAAGGGCGATTTCTCGCCCTTCGGATTAATGATTATCGTTTTTCGAGGACAACGATTTCACAATGAACTTTTGTCCTTAAAAATTCTTCGGTCATTGGCTCGCTGTATAATAGCCTATATTTTGCCAATATATCGGCTGTTCTTTTGGGTCGGGTTTTATCAATAAAACCGTTCGGGATAAGCAGGATTAGTGTACCATCGTCCTCCAGAATATTGTATGTACACTCAAGAAACTCGGTAAGCAATGGCACTTCATACGGAGGATTCGACATAATATTTTTGTACTTCACATTGAAGCTCTGGAAGTCAGTGTGGGCTGCATCGCATTTGGTGTATTCTTTGAATAATTCTACCATTTCGTAAGAAAAATCATAGCCATAAGCCTGAAAGCCCTCTTTAAGCAATGCCCTTGTTAATTGTCCGAAACCGCAACAGGCATCGAGGACGGGCTTTTCTTCGTCAAAATAATCAAAAGCTATTTCAGCCATTCGCTCTGCGGTGGCATCGGGTGTAAAGAATTGCGAATGATATACACCGTTTCGTTTCTGATACTCGCAATAGCAGTCATAAAGCCAATTATCGCCATTGTAAGCGAACGGCAGTTCTCCATGTTGTTTGTAATACAACAATACTTCGTAAGGAGTAACAGGGCGTTGAGAATAGCCTCCATAGTTACCTTTGAAATACGAATTGTTCAGTGCATACTTCTTTTTTACTGGATTGAATGTTTTTGTTACCATTTTTGGTCGGGTTTAAAAAATTAATAAAATTGGTCGGGTTATTTATTTAATTCGCTTGCAGTGGCTAACATTACCATAAGCCCTGCTTCGTTTTTTGATTCTGTACTGTTAATTATTCCATTTAGTCGATTTAAGAAGGGGTCGCCTTCTCCGTGTTCGTTCATCGGGTCACAGGTAACACATTCGGGCATGAGGATTTTTATATCATACCATTTGCCAATCGTTCTTACTGATTCGGTATCGCCCCTACCTTTGGCTACCTTTTTGCCGTAGGCTATCGCTTCTTTGCGTTTATTGGCAGGGAAATAAGAGGTATTTCGGATATTGGAATTATACCAATTTGTGACAGACAATGATGTACCACCGTGATTGTGACCTAATCCGAAAGTATTAATTACATATCGTGGTTCTCCGACAGGTTGGCAAACATATTTGTCGATAATCAGATAGTTGCTTATATATTCCTGTAATGCTTTCATTTGATAAGCCTTGTCGCAAAGTATATCGCTGTCATTGCGAAGGACTCTGCCATGTTCAGCATAATAAGGAAGTGTCCGGGCGGTGTGTTGTACATACCATATCAGTTCTTTTAAGGGATAATAGCCATTTTTACTGTGATGCTTTTCGTGCCATTTAATTTTTCGCCAAAGTTGCTCATTGTGCGAGTAATAGCTTTCTTTTCCTCTGCTGCCTTTTACAATAAAGGCTATTTTTTCTTCGCCTTTTTCTACAATAGGAATACTAACTTTTAGCTTTTCCTCCTGTATTTGGGTATGTTGATATTTGTGTCTCTTACTTGGATAGTAAGGGACTTCGTATCGGAGGACGACTTCGATATTTAATTGCTTCATTTGGTCGGGTTTTTATAGTATTTTATTCAAAATCTTCTTCTATCAATTTTTCCAGTTCCTCATATTTCCTATGATACAATAGACCAACATAAGTATGAAAATTAATGTCGGTTAATCGGTATTCAATTAATGCTTTATCGTACTCATTCGCTATTTTATGCTTTCGAGTTAGTTCGATTATTTCTTCTTTAGAAATAGCCCATTTGTTTTTTTCGTTCAGATTGTTCATTTTTGTCATATCTGAATCTTTCAATTTTACTTCCATTATATTTTGTATTATAAATTCAGTACCAATACCCAGACTGTTAGGCAGAAAGCAATCTCTATGGTTAGTTATTTTAAATTGTCTGCCGTGTCTATGACTGTTGGTTCTGAATCGTTCTATTATTATTCGTACCGTATATCCATATTTTCGAGCATGGCTTTAACTCTCGGCTCTGCTGACATATATGCTTGCCAACAATCGTTGTTGTATGACCACCTGAAACCGTTGTTGCTTAGTTCCCGCCTGTTTTCCTTTACAGGTTTACGAGGAAAGAATAGTTTTACACGGTTTTCGGCAATATCAAGTTCTACCCGAACGCCTTTAACTTCGTATTCTTCGTTGTCTTGTCCTTCGGCTTCCAATCTGCGTTCGAGTTCTTTGATACGGGCTTTGGTGTTCCTGATTGTGGCATTGTTGTTTGACAGTTGCCAACCCTGAAAGCCTTTTTTCTCGTATGAATAGCGAGGATTGAGAAGTTTATGGATAGTTTGTTCGGAAAGCCCATATAAAACTGTCAGTTCTTCGTTAATCTCAATCTCAGACAGCTTTTTGCTTCGCACAATCTTATTGATTGCCTTCATTTTTTCTTGCCAATCTTGAAGCTCGGATAGCTTTTCATGTTTTTCTTCTATCTCGGAACTGAGGGAGTAGTTTTTCTTTTTCTCCCATCGTTTTACACGTTTGACAATGTTTTCACGCCAATCGGAAAAGTTTTTGTAATGATTGTCAGCCCATCCGTTTAGTTTCTGCATCCTTTTGGCAGGATAATTGGAACGTCCCGAAATGAAAGGGGAAAAGATAGAAGTTTGTGAGCTTAACCACTTACTCAGCAACGAAATATACTTTTCTCTTACCCACGAATGGTAATCGGAAGGGATTTGTTCGAGTAAGTCGTTCAGGTCGTTCGTATAATCCTCTACAAATTTGGTCGAAGTGTATTCGGGATTTGAGTAAGTACCTCTGTGAGCGTCATACGCTAATTGTTTTAAATCTTGAATTGTTTTCATTTTTTGGTCGGGTTTTTATTGATTAATAATTATTTAACCTTTGGTTTTAGTGATAATAATTCGTTTTTACTATCCTCGAAGCGTTCGGCAACGACATCGCAGATGGCTTGTAGTTGGTAATAAGTCGCCTCTTTTATCCAATCGTAATTATTATATACAGGAGTTACAACTACATTTCCACCTTCCCTCATGTCGAGAGCGATAGGCATTGCTCCGTCTCCTAAGTCGGCAATAATAGATACATACCTGTAATTGAGTTCGATAGCCAAAATGTCAACTGTAACAGGATTAATATCTGCATTTCTCCAAGTTGTACAGGTTTCATTATCTTTAAAATTGACACGGTATAATTGTGTCATTGTCAGGTTATAACCTTTTTCTTTCAGGTAATTTTCTAAAAAGTTTTGAACTGTGATTCCTGCATATCCCGTTTTCAAAGCTACATCGCCGTCTTTAACTTCATATTTGGATAGCTTTTGCAATGTGAATGTTTCTTTGTACAGATTTATTTCGTGATAAACGTGTGCTGTATCAATGGTGTTTATCGCATTTGATATACTTAAATCACTGTTTTTGTCAGCCCAGAAATCATATCCTGCTGCTTTGCATATTTCCCGAAGTTTTATTGTCTTATAATCTGATTGGCAGATGAAGTATTTATATGCTTCTATCCTGAGTTGCTTGTCAGCTTTGCTTTTTTCGTTGATAGCGTCTAATATCTTGTTGCAGAGGATTTTTTTATCCTCATAATATTGTTTGCTTTCGATATATTGTTCAACTGTTTTTCTAAAGCTGTCGGAGGCTGCTAATAATTCTTTGTATGTTATCTTTTTCATAATTTGGTCGGGGTTTTGTTGGTTATTTGAATGTTAGCCAGAATTTAATATCGGATTCGTCCAGATAATATTTTTCTTTTACAGAATGGATAAATGCGGTATATTGCTTAATATATTCGGCGTTGTGTTCCTCCAAGTTTTTCGGGTGCGGGTGTTTCTCTCTCCAATCGCTTATAAATTTTAAATTTTCCTCCAGAAATTCACGGTACAGGGTTATTTCCTGCGGTTCATCATCTTCTTCGGGCAAGTGGAAAACGCTTAATTTGTGGAGGTTTCCAGTGTCGGGGTGTCTTGACCAAAGGTGCTTACTGTCGTTCATTTGGATATAGGTATCAGTTATCCCGAAACGTTGTTCCAGTTTCGGGATAACGATATTTGAATACCAATATCCCTTTTCTTTTCTTGTCAGGTGTTTTGTGTACTCTGATTTTTTCAATACTACTTTTGGGTTTGGTAGTGGTTCGGTTTGATTGCAATATTCATCTAATGTCATTTGGTCGGGTTTTTAGTTTATTATTTTTCGAGTTGTTCTTTAATCTCTCTTTTTGAGATTGTTCGGATGATTAAGCCTGATTTTCTATGCTTTATCAATGTTGATTTGTACAAATCTTCAAAATCAGTGGTGTTGTAATTGTCGCCAGTGATTTTTTTTAACCTGATTGGATAAAGGGCTTTCATCACTGATTAGCAGTGTGCAGTCGGGAACGATTATATTCTCTGTAAGGAAAGAATTTTTAATATACTCGATTGCATCGGCTTCTCTTTCTGGCTCAAATTGTCCGTAGACTGTGCCGTCAATAATTGCCTGATATTTGCCCCATAATGGATTGAATTGTACTGACGCTTTGATAATTCCATCGGCTGTGTTTACAAAATATGTATTCATCGTTTTATTGTTTATTGTTATGACAATGTTACTCCATTGCTATTTTTGCAAATATTTTTCAAAATGGAAGTTTTCGGAATTACGAAATCTTTTTTTTATAACTTTGTCTTAATTAATTAATTCGTTTTGGTCGGGTTAGTTAGTTAATAAAAGAGGTGCGCTTCCTTTGGTCGGGTTTGCGCACCTTGTTTGTTTAAATATATGATTTGTAGTATTGAATAATTGAATCTTTATTAGTGTATAGAAATCCTTTTCCGTCTATTGTCATCGCCTGCATCCAATTATTATTTGCGTTCACACAAAATATATCGGAAGGCAAATTTTCAATTTCTTCCCATTTTGTAAAACCGTTGGGAGTTTTTTCTCGTTTGTAATATTTAATCCCTTTATTCATTTTTATATTCGATTGTTAGATATTGATATTTCCACTTTGCCACGTCCCCAATCGTCCAAACGGCTTTCGTACCTATTTTTACGTCAATTTGTTCAGGTGTTCGATTGGTTATTTTGTAGCTTTTTGTTTTGGGTAGATTGATTGCTTTCGTCCATCCTCTTTCGAGCATTTTTGTTATTGATTTTCGTTCGGCCGCCGTAAGATGATAACCTTTGATTATTTTTAGTTTCATTACAGTATGTTAGATTTAAGAAAGTTTTATTTCGGTAGATGTGTTTAAGTCGAATATTGCTAATTGTTCGTTATTTACTCCGAAAATTGCTGCATCGTTAAGGTTCTCAAATACTTGCGAACAATCAAAATAATATTGTCCGTTATCTGTGTTGTACCATCCACCGATAACAGAAGCACCAATTAACAAAGCGTATTTTATAACGTTTTGAAGCCCTGATACTCCAAAACTATTTTGTGTTTCTTTATAGGCAGCCACAAAGCCAGTATTGACAAGCTGCATTGTTTTTAAATTGAGGGTAAAGCCAGAAGGGTTGTTGTTGGCTATTCGATATACTTCGTTTGTCAATGAAGTAATTATGTCGGAAGTTTTTAAATTGGTAGAATTTTGCATAAATTTGCTCCGTGTAAGGCGGAGACTCGTTTTTCCCTTACATGAAAGTTAATAGCTTTCGCAGGGTTGACAGTCGCCAAACTTCGCAACCCTGCTTTTTTTATCTTTTATTTGTTCCCCAATGTTAAACCAATAACAGAAGGGAGGCAAGCGATTTAAAAAGTCGTTTTGTCGCTTTTTAGTCGTTCGGTTGTTCATCACAAGCCAGAACAAAAAGACTTAAACAAAGGAGTTTTTAATGCTGCATATTGGCAATATTTAAAAAATACAATACCCTATAATCATAAACGTTGCCAGTCGTTTGTATTTTGATAGCATGTATTTATAATAGTTCAAATAGTTAAATGTGTATTTTGTTCCGTTATAAGTCGTTACATTTGTAAGATGTTTACTTATACGTTTTGACTAAAGCAACCTAAACACACAAAATAAGTCGCTTTGCCCTCGCTTTTTAGAGTTGTTAGTCCCCCCCGTTGTTCTTTCTACATACGAGCCGTTAATATTTCTCACTTAACGATACGAGCCAGATGCGGTGGTCTGTTTATCTGCTTATATTCCGCCCAATACGATAAATAACGCTAACCTTCACGGAGGATAAACGGTTCAATCCGTTTTTTTCAGTCTATTGCTCGAATAGTCCGACATGAGAGTGTAACTGGTTTTAACGTGCTTGGCAGGTCGCACAGCCTGAAAGGTTTTTTGACGTTATATGTACCTTTAAAACGGACTTTGTTTTCATCAGTTACAACCGTGTAACTCTCTCATTTTGATAATATAAAGATACAACATAAACCCGAACAACCCAAACGATTTCGTTGGGGGTTTTTAGAGAAATAATCTGTATTTAATATTTCTTAACAATGTGGTATTTTCTTGATAATGAGCAAGTAAGCAATGCACGAGAATAGCCCGAAACAAGCCAAATAAGCCCCCTTGCAAGCCACCACAGAAAGAACTATCTTTGTTTAATACTAAAGAGGCACGCAGCCCGAAATGATGCATAAATGCACCGTTTCGGGCTTTATTCGTTAATAGCCCAAACAACACAAACCAAATAAGAAACACAGATGGCAAATATTAAAATTCCAAAGACAGCACAGGAGCGACAAAAGGAAATAGAGAAGCTTTCTATATTAGAGCGTTTTTGTTTAGATGCTTATATAGTTAGTAAGTTACCAACAAGCAAAAAAGTTGTAATTGCATACGAGCAGAGCAGACCGAGCAACAGCCAAGCCAACCGACAAAGCATATATACACAAGCTCGAAATTGGATAAATGCGGATAAATGCAAGTTCTATATAGAGGAACGAAAAAACGAACTATTTGCAACCGACCAGAACCGACACAGCACAACCCAGAACGAAGGGAACGGAGCAGGAACGGAACAGGGAAACAACACACAGGAAACAAACCGCACAAAGACCGAAACGATAAGCGAATTAAATAAACTTGCCGATAATACACACGATGCAAAATTGAAAGCTGAAATACTGTTAAAAATATCAGACTTGGAAGGGTGGAAGAAGGAAAAGGAACAGACAGACGACAATACAATAAGATACTATCTGCCGTTAAGATGCAATGTTTGCTCACTTTACAAGGCTGCACAGGAGAAAAAACAACAGGCAAATAGTTAAATAATTGATTTACTGTTTATCCTTGCTTATATGTATAAGCGAGGGAAGGAAAGAGACAAAAGGACAGGGAGCAACCCCAACCGAAAAGCGGCGCAAAGGGTAGCCCCCACCCCCTAACGAAATGAGCCAAAATCCCATTTCGATGTAGCTAAATTTTTTTGGTTTTTTTCTGGGAGAAATTCCTTTAGATTTTACCCATTTATTTTTCCAATGTAAAATGTTAAAAATATAGATAAACTGTGATAGTACAGATTAATGGCATGTATATAGTATGTTCTCTTTATTAAGATATATATAAGAAAAATGTAATTTATTGATAAACAATTATATGCATGTTTAAAATATGCTTGGTTTGTACATGTTAGCTCTACAAAATGAGCATAAAACCTGAGTGACATGAAAAAGTTTAATGAGAATAATCCTTTTATTGGTTATTTGGATAGCCTAAAGTTGGGAACAAGAACTGCGGTTTGTGCCAGAGGTAATACTGTCTCAATGGTAGATGAAGATACAGGAGAGATAAGAGGGCATGGCTATAATGCTGTTATCAGAGAGAAGCAATATGATTCGGAACGCTTTGTAAAGATGTATGCTGCGGGAAGAAAGGTATTACCGAAGCTCAGTGCGGCAGCTACAAGGATTTTATTGTTTATCATCGACCACATGGGCTATGATGATATAATAACACTAAATATGGCGAAGGCAAAAAAAGAAACAGGTTATAAAAGTGATGCGGCAATCTATCGTGCTATATCAGAACTAAAAAAACATAATGTATTAGCTAATGCTTATCGGAATGGAATTTATTATATAAATCCTACTATGTTTTACAGAGGAAACAGGCTAAAATTATTTTTATAATAATATCTTTATCTTTAGGTTTAGAAATAATTTTATACTATGGAAAATATAGACGACACTTTGACGAAAGCAATATCTAATAATGAACCAATTAAGGGAAAAGATATTTTAGTAGGACGGGTACTTGAAATTATACATAAAAGCTACAAAGGTTTTAGTGATAAGGAATTTCTTGATGTGATGAAGGAGAAAATCATGTCAGGCAAAGAACTTACAGATTATGAAAGACATATTTTTGTCGATGTTTTAATGTTTCATAGAAAGATGGAGGATGAATGTAGAGACGATACCGAAATTACGCCAAGAAAAGATAATTGAAATAAATAATTAATATTACTTTATGAATATTGCAATAATTAAGCCCATTTAACCGAAAACCCCTTTTGGAAATATGGACTTAACTATTGCGGTTCAAAGTATAAAATTGCCCCGTTATTGATTAGATTTTTCTTTAAAAATAGTATTGATTTCGATAGGTGACATTCCTGCAACTGACAATTTATCACGAATCGTTGCTATGCGATATTGCATATCTTCTTCATTATACTCAAAGCCGAGCATATTGGCAATGATTTCAGGAGGATTTTCCAAAAAAGCAAGGTGCATAATCCGTAGTTCTTCATTGGAAAGAGAAAACATAATATTGTTGCTGCATGGATGCGTTTTCAAATGATTTTTTAACCATTCATCAAAAAGTTCATCCGCATTTTTTCGTATTTTTTCGAAAAGTTCATCAATTTTTTTTCTCTCTTTTTCATTATATATCGCATTCCAAATCTCTTTACGACTCTTGAATATATCTTCATAAGTATTAAGCGTTGTTCGTAAACTTACACACTGTTGTTGGATTAATTCATTTTCCAGCTTGAAACGCATCTTTTCTTTGGTCAATAATTTATTTTCCAACTCAACCTGTCTTTTTTTATGTTTGAAATACATTATTATGCCGATAATAACTAATAGAGCAACCAACAATAAAGCACACGTCCAGATTCTTTGACGTGTCAGAGCTTCTTCTTGTAGGATTAGTGTAAATCTTGCATTGGCATCTATTAGCTTATCTGCACTCTGCTCATTAAGTATTTCATCATTTATTTGATTACGAAGTTCCATATAACGTCGTGATTCCTCATGGTTGCCGATTTTGGTATTGTATTCTGATACCAAACGGTATATTAGCCGTAAAGTAGGCTTATAGGTCACATTCTTAGCATTATTCGTGACAATTTTGGAAAAATATTGTACCGAATCAAGCTTATTTGTGCTATTATATACCCGTGCCAAATTCAGATATAGCCTTATCGAATCCGCACTATTAGTAGCTAAGGGCAATGCTTTGTAAAGATAATGCTTCGACTGAGTATAGTCGGTGGCATCACAATATACCGAACCTATATTATTCAGAAATTCGGCTAATAGCTTATTATTATTTTGCTGACTCGCCATTGATGCAGCTTGCTGATAAAGATTTATAGCTGTATCATAGTCACTATCCTTATAATGTAGCAATGCCATTGAGTTTAGGAGACTCATTTGCATATCTTGGGTATTGGGACAGGCTTTATATACCTCGATAGCTTTATCATAATAAACAGTTGCGCTGTCAGATAAACCCTGATAGAAATATATTACTCCGATACCATGTTGACTTTTACCCGTCAGTAGCAGATTCTTAGATTTAGCAGCCTTGTAATTTGCCATTAAATAGGATTCGAGGGCTTTATCATATTGCTTATTGTCATAATAGTATGCTCCTGTATAAAAATGGGCATAAGCTCCTTTCTCTATATTTCCTTCTTGGTCATAATAACTACTTATTCGCAGAATAATAGAATCATTTTTAATATCGTCATACGTCCTGTCTTTCGCTTCTATATAAGCCAGTTGGTATTGCATATAATCCGCTTCAACCATATTGTCAGGGTTCGGGATATTATTTAGAAGCTCTTTTGCTTTTTGAGGGTCATTTTCTAAAATACTAAGGGCTTGCTTCAGTTCATCTGGCGTTTGTCCTCGGTCTTTACATGAAAAAAATAGTAGTGTAGCCAGAATAGTAATCGTGTATAAGGAATTGAATCTATACATTTTGCTTGAGTCTTTTAATATAAAATAAAGGAAGGTTCGGGAAAAGTACCGAACCTTTGTGTATTAAGTAATATGATTAATTGATGAAGAAATTTGCAGAAAGAATTTCGCCACTCGCTTTTTTCTTAAACTTAATTTTGTATTCTCCATTTGATAAAGTAGAAATATCAATACGTAATTGGCAACCTGTCTCTACTGTATCAATAACTTGTCTGTCTCTTACAAAACCCATACTGTCTGTAATTTCTATTTCCACGACTCCGTTTAATTGGAAAATTACATCAATATATTTATTGGATTCAATGGTAGCGTTCACAAATGGGACAGAAAACATTTTCATTCTTGGTCTTGTTCCGGGACTTGCACCTCCAGTACCGTCATTATATAGTGATAAAGTTTCACCATATAGAGAAACGGAAGCTGAGGCATTGGTGAGGGTGAAGCTTATTGCCAATAGTAGTACAATTTTTTTCATAAATAATGAATTTTTAGGTATTGAAATGTAAAAATATGTTTTTTTCGCCCCAAAAGGGTGTATTGACAAATGTTATATAGTTTTTTTATCATAGAGAATTATTTACAGTGCTTATACATAGGTGATTGACTTTCGTTACTCTTTGACAAAACACAGTTTTTTCTTATCTCAATTCATATTCGAAAAGTGGTACACCAATCCTATATTTGTTGTATATATACTTTTGGAAAAAAGGGGTATGTTAATTTTAAGTTAAAACAGAATATCTTTACAGTGTTTTTGTAAATTTTGATACATTTGCTTTAACAAATTACAAAACGTTTGTTACCCAGAGTGGGCATTTGGCTTAATTTAAGCAGCACAATATAGAGAGAAAACTAATTGACCCACGACCTAAATAAGTTCTTATAAATACATTATTACACATTAAAGTATGGCTATTGTTAAAACCTCAAAAGAAAATAGTCGGTCGTATCCGTTTATTGATACACGTAGACTTACGAAAGCATTTTTGCAAATAGATGGTAAAGAGATTCAATTCAGGGAGCTATCAGTTGAACAGCCCTATGGAGAACATCACTCTTTCACCGTAGATGTCCCTTTCAATATTTTGAAAAAGGAACTGTTTATGAATAAAATCTCCGAAATCTTTGAACTGGTAGGGAAGAAAGTATTAATCACTTTTCAGAAAGGGGACGATATTAAGGATGACTATGCCTTCAAAGGCATTGTTACCCATGTCGAACTGAACAGCGTTGATGGTACGGACGGATTTATCCTTATCAGAGGCAAAAGCAGGACGGTACTCTTGGATTCAGGGAAGCGTTATGCCGTTTATTCAGGCTGGACGCTTAAAGGGATTCTTGCTCAAATAGAAAGGGGCTATCTATATTTAGAACAGAATTTGAGTATTGTGCATGACTTTGAAGATACCCCCTCTTTAGATATAGCCATTCAATACAACGAAAGCGACTGGGAGTTTATCAAAAGGCTATGCTACGAATACGGAATAAACATGTACTTCACAGGCTCTCAATTATTTATCGGAAATCCAGAAGAATGGAAACGACAAAGTTATGTAAACGGAGCAGATATATCAAGGCTCTCATTCGGCACTCGATTAATCCCTAACCAATACAAGTATATCGGTTATGACCCCCTGACCGATTACCAAATGGAAAAAGAGACAGGGCAATCACAATCCTTTCGCAATAAATATTTAGATTTTGCAGCAGACACCAATAAAAAGTTTGCCTCGAAATACATAGCTCAACAACCTTTTACTACACTCAATGCAGGATATGCAGACGGGGGAGAGCGAATCGAAATTGAAGAATCCCGTATTGCCGGAAAAACTGTTTATGTTAGCGGAGAATCCAAATCTTACTGGACTACTATCGGCAGACCTATACAGATTATCTCCGATGAGAGTAGTTTAGGAACTTTCAGAGTTACAAAATCAAAACATATAATTGATTCAAACCATGTTTACAGGAATGAATTTGAAGGTATCCCCGCATCCCTGAAATATATACCCATAGATGAACCCGAAAGACCTGTCGCCAACTCTTTACGAGGCATAGTAACCAGCACGGACGACCCCGATAATAAAGGACGGGTACAAGTGGAATTTCCCTTATTGGAAGATGTATCACGGGCATGGCTAAGAGTAATGACACTCGATGCAGGGTTGACGGAAGATAAAGAAGTGAACAGGGGATTAATCTTCGTACCCGAAAAAGGCACACAGGTTATAGTCGGCTTCGAAATGGGTAATCCGAATTTTCCTTACATCGCAGGAGCTTTGTTTCATGGTAAGAACAGAGAGGGAGGAAAAGAAAACAATTACATCAAAAGTCTAAGAACCACATCAGGACATACACTGGAATTTAATGACGGCAAAGACGGTTGGGGTATCGCCCTTTATGATAAGAATAAGAATCTCTTACATATAAATTCGAAAGATAATAAAATAGAAGTATCGGCAGTAGAGGAAATAATACTAAACTCAAAGAAAATCACAATTAACGCCACAGAGGAACTGAATCTTATCGGCAGTAAAATCGCCGAACATGGAAAAGAACACGAAATACTGACCGAAGGTACTTACAAAGTCGAAGCCAACGAGCAGAAACTAAAATCCAATAACTATACCCAATCCTCTACAAGCAATACGGAAATCATATCGGGTAACAACGTGGATATAAAAGGCAGTGCTATTAATCTGGATATGGGAGGCAGTGCGCAAAGCCCGAAAGCTCCGGCAGAAGCAAGGAACATGATTGCTTTCACTCCTGCCCCGCAAAGCATATTGGAAAGTGAAATCTTACCAGAAGAAACGAATGTAGAGGAACAAGGCAAGAATCCGCAGATAGTTTCCATTAAATTATTTGATAATAGCGGACAAGAGACTGAATTTCTGTCCCGTTCTACAAATGTGGAAGTAGAAACTAAGGATATGGCTGGACGAACAATCGAATTGAAGTTGAAAGATAAAGAAACTAATGAAGATGTTCATTTAGGAGATTTCTTTATCCCAACAAATGATTATATTTTGAAAACATCGGTGAAAAAGAAAGAGCATCATGTTGCAAAATCAAAGAAACGTTATAATTGAACACAAATAATACAGGACAGAATAAACATTAATTATGGAAAAAGGACTTGAAATAATAGCATGCGATACAAAAGATACATCACAAGAAGTAAAAACCAAACCGAAATCATTGGGGCGATTTCCGGGCGTTGTGACTTTTTATCATTCACAAGAACAACGGGAAGGAAAATATGGAAGTGATGATAGCATTGGAATCCCTCAATTTGGATTTGATACCTATATACCTAAACTATATGGGGTGAAAGATAAATTAAGAGAGGAATACAAAAAAAGTGACATAATCGTATCGGGATATACAGCAATTGATGAGAATAATAATGAGTCAAAGATTTGTGTATATCCTCCAGTGCATGAGATAGTTCACGGCACAACACGAACATTGGGAACGATAAAAAACGGTTTTGAATATGAATACTATTATCAATGGTTGAACCCTGTAAAAGAAACAATGGATTTATTCGTATTAGTAAACTACCCTGACCCACATACGGAAATATCGCCAAAAGATGAGTTTATCAGGTATAAGGATTTAGATACCGAAAATAAGGACATTGAAAAAATCTTCTTCAAATTGGTGAAGGTTACAAAAGATTGGAAACCTATTGAAATAAAAAAAGGAAGTTCCCAATATTTTGGGATTGCACAGGAATTAGAATTAACTAAAGAACAACAAGAAAAACGTAATACTTTGCCGAATAAAAAGGCTGAAATAGAGAATCTGAAAGCAGATGTTGAAAGACTAAAAAGCGAAGCAATAACAATACAAAAGTCTATTGACAATTTGGAAGCTCAAAGAGTACAGGAAGATGCAAAGAGGAAAAAGAAAATTACAGAGTTCAATGATGCTAAAAAAGAACATGGATATCCCAGTTCAAAAACGACATTTAGGTCGGATGAAGCGGGATATACGGAAATAGTAAAACTTAATGGTGATATAGAAACTATTAATAAAAGTTTAGTTACAATAGGGAATAAGAAAACAACAAAAGAGGGCGAGTTAAAACAAAAAAAGACAGCTTTAGATAAAGTTGAAAAAGAATTGGCACAAAAGAAAACTTCTGTTGATAAAATAGAAGCTGAAATAGCCGAAGAAAATAGTTTCAGAGAGAAAGATGAATATTTGAGTATTGACAGCCAAGATTACTTCGACTTTCATTTCAGAACAGCCACTAATTCCGAAAAGGAATTTAAGATAACACTAAAAAATAAAATGGATGACAAGAAAAAGCCATTAAATAGAAATGCCGCCCTTATCGCCTTTTGTAAAAGAGATGAAGAAATAGAAGTAACGGACGAAAATGGTACGAAAAAGAAAGAGAAGGTAAAACGGGAGATTATTGTCGGACAGGTCAATATATTAGCTGGCGATTATTACAAAAGTGTTCCATTAGAGGATGTAACAGAACATCGTACTATTGAAATGCTTTTTAACCCGATGCCTATACATTTTGTGAAAATTCGGGTAAAAGATGTAAACCAGAGAAATGATGGTAGTTTTGATATAGCTCCAACTTCAAGAAATTGGGAACCTCCTACTGATTATAGGAGTATTGTGACGAAAATTAATGACTATTTTGTATCAGCAAATATAAGTTTCAGCCTAACGAAGAATCGGCTATGTACGGAATTGGAAGTATTTAAGATTAAATACAGAAATCATAGCGATAATGACCGCCGAGTAAATGAAAAAACGGTTCTGAGGGTTGCTGGAACGGATTTTATACTTGACGAAAACTATTTAGCGCAAGGAGAAAGTGATAAAGGAGGTTTACTTGGGCAATTGAAGCTGTTATTTAGAAAATACCTGATGAATAACGACCTGTATGATAAAAGTGTAATTTCAGATGCTAATTTTTGGGAAAAAGATTATATCTTGCCAAATGGCAGTGTACCAACAAGTCCTAAATATAATAGTATAATAGATTCTTTCCCTGAGTTGTTCCCTCAAAAAATTGAACAGGGGATATTCAAGAACCGTAAAGTCCATGATGCCAAATTACTTAGGGAAAGAGCAAAAGCAATAACAGATTTTGTTGTGGAAAATACCTGTGTTGTATTTATGATAAATGATTTGGTAGCAGAAAGAGACAATAATTCGACATTTACAGCAGCTTATGCTTCATTGGGATATAATGGTGTCGTTATGTTTGGTAATGGTATCAATTCATGGGAAGATACCCTACCCCATGAATTAGGGCATACACTTGGACTTCAACATACGTTCCATGCCGACTGCCCGATGTTTCCCGATAGTGTCTGGTTTAATTCTTCTGACTGGAACAACAAAATAGTATTTAAAAAGAGTCTAAAAGATGCAACTAAAGATGATGATTCTGAGGCTTACGCTGCTACTCATACTAATATAATGGATTATGCAACATTGTCAAATGATAGTAATAAAAATACGTTGTTTAAGCGGACACAGTTTGTTAAATGGCAATGGTTAAAAATGATAGAGAATATAAAGAAAAAATCGTACAAAGTAACCATTCCAAGTGGTTATGATTATGGATTAACAGAAGATTTATCAAAAGTATATGGCATTAACTCAGAAGAAAATTTAAAGAAATTAGCAAAAAAACTTCAAAATATATTAGGATAATGAGACGATTAGTATTAGTAAGTTTATTTATAGTTTTTGCTGCTTATTGCAATGGACAACACAGGAATAGTCCAGAAGATGAAAAACGTATTAGGCTATTAGAAGAATGTTGGTGTCCGAGACAAACATTTAATACAGATTCGATATATAGCTTTTTTCAATCAAGCCCTATCTTCAAAAAAGGATATGTTTCTTTTGAAGTTGAAGATGAACCGATGCCTTGTGATACTGTAATAATGGAAATCGAAAAGCAGTATATGTTATTTTCATTATATCGGTACTATATGGAAGATAATGAAATAATACCTTCCAAGACTTTAAAAAAAATGCTTTCAGCAATAATGGACTCTACGACTCAATATACTGTCCCGATAAAGAAATGGAATTGTGCTGAGTTGGGAGAGGACTGGCTGACAAAATCGAATAAGCAATATTATGATATTTTATTAGATAAAAGAATGATGGAATCTAATAAAAAGAAATATGAAAACTTTATGTGGACTTATGGAGAAGCTAATTCACCTATTCGAATAAAGATGTCAATACCTGTATTCGATGAAGATTACAGATATGCTTTTATGGTTTTTAGAATGTATGGTGAATCTTATGCTAACTTTGCATTATTTGAGCGAAAAGAAGAGGGTTGGAAGCCAATATTAGTATCTAAATGTAAGCGAACGGGAAGAATAGACAAAGACTTTAGTCCTTGTGAAAAAATCATGCGATAAAACTTAGTAAAAGAACTCCAAAATATATTAGAATGAAAAAGAGACTAATGATAGGAATAATATTTTTCTTGACAATATATAATTGTTATAGTCAATTAACCATAGGGGATTATAACCAAGAGAACCCACTCGAAAAATCTGATAGTTCGGAGCAGATATATACGATTTTAGCTGTTCACTCCTTAGAAGATGAAAACTTATCAGAACATGATTGTTTGGAGCAAATGATTTTTAATACTGACTCAGTATATAGCTTTTTTCAATCTCGCCCATTTAAACCGATAGAGAAAAGACTTGTTTTTTTTGAGGTTGAAGATGAACCGATACCTTATGATACCATTATCGAAAAAGTAAAGAAAGTATCTCTTTTAAATTTTTCAGAGTCACTTTATAAAGATGATAGTAATAAAAAAATCCCGTTCCCAACCTTGCTTAAAATGATATTAGCGGCATCCGACTCTACTACTCAATATACAGTTCCAATAAGGAAATGGAATGCTGCCGAATTAGGAGAAGAATGGCTGACCCGTTCTAATCATAAATATTACGATTTTATATTAGATAAAAATATGGCTAAAGCTAAAAAGGAAGAATATAAGAATTTTTTATGGTCAATGGATAAAGCGAATCGTCCTATTCGAATAAAGATGTCAATACCTGTATTCGATGAAGATTACAAATATGCTTTTATGGTTTTCAAAATGAACAACAATACTTATGACTTTGCCATTTTTATACGGGATGAAATAGGTTGGATTCCTTACAGAGTGTCGAAAGCACACAAAATAAGTAATGATTTTAGTAACTATTAGGGTATTAATAACAAAACAATAGGCATTTGTTTGTCTTATATTTTTTAATTGTATAAATAATCATTATGTCAAAAATAATAACAAACGGGGCAAAAATGGAATGTACTCTTGGCGCATCGCCAGTGCCAATAATAGTGACAAGCCAAACCTTTGTAAAAATAAATGGCGGTATAGTTGCTACCGAAGCGGATAAAGCACCAATGGCAAACGTCCCTACATTCGGAGCTTGTAAATGTGCGTCACCCAATCCCCCATGTGTTCCCAGCCCAATAGCTTGGTTAAAGACATCGCTTATCCACAGCATCAATGGCAACAAGAGCCTTACACAAGAATCATTCTGCATGTGTGCCAATGGAGGAAAAATCACATTTGTAGATACAGGAAGCAATAATCATGTGGAAACAAAATAAGATGTTTTATACTTCAAGCGACCATCTAACAAAAAGTAATTACATTTGTTAGAATAAAAAATGAAGGGGAACTGAATTGTTCCCCTTCTGGTGCAAACTCATAAGTGATTACGGTAGCCTATGAGTTGCCCTTACAGAAGGTGTTACAAAGAAATTGTAGCACCTTTTCTTGTCTCACGACAATAATTATCAGGTTATCGTACACTTCCTGCGTTGGATTAGTACAAATTTATATGTCTTATGCTGACAAACCGAATTGCAGAATAGTAAGTTTTCGTAAATCCGAAAACTATCACAAACTTGCAATCAATTGTTGTTTTGAACTATAAATTTTACCCTCTGATACCCAAAAGCAATCTTCAAGTGTAGGGTTCTCTTTTTTTAAACACCAATCTTTGATAAAGCAATAAATGGTTTTTTGTTCCTGATTGATGGATTGGGTACGAAGCCCTGCGATTTCCCGTTCTACGACTCGCCCTGTTTTGGGATTTATTAGCCAAACTGTATCTCCTTCGTTGAATTGCGTTTGAAGTGTCATAATTATTGTCTCTTAAATAGGTTATACTTTTCTCTTTCTTCGTTAATAATCTGCCAATCGTCATTTTCAGATAATTCCTGATTAGCAGCAGAGATGCGGTCTATACTATTTTGGTAGGCTTTCAATATATCTTCGAAAAAGATATTGTCGGGAACTCCACTACATACAGCATAGTAGGCAGCAAAAACATATTGAAGTATCTTTTGTCCTTCTTCGGATTTAATCTGGTTTAAAATCCATTGATAAAGAGAATTGTCCTCTCTAAAGCGAATGTTCCAGTTACCCGAAGCTGCCATTATCTTGACTGACTGAAATTGTCCTTTCTCGAATGATACAAGAAAATTTCCGATTTGTGTAAATTTCCCTTTATTGGATTTTAATTTACTTGGTTTGTTACTCATAAATTGATGCGTTTTGTTGACGTGGAAAAATAATGTCAAATAAATGTAATATATAAATCTGGATGATGCAATTTGTGTTATTGACAGAAAAGAATTACATTTATAGAAACCATAACACAAACTATACTTTGAAAATAAGAGCCGCTTTCGATGTCGGAAAAGATGGGGCTATTGTTATTTTTCGGGAGGAAAAATTAGTATATAAGGGAGTAATACCAACCATAGGGAATCAAATAGATTTACAGGAAATCCGAAAGATATTATTAGCTGAATTTGACTGCGATAATTGCCATGTCGTAGTGGAAGATGTACATGCTATCTTCGGAGCTTCGGCAAAATCTACTTTTAATTTCGGTTGGTCACTCGGCATACTGGAGGGGATGCTTGCGGGTATGGGAATAGCTTATACGAAAGTGGCTCCGAAGGAGTGGCAGAAAGAAATGTGGCAGGGAATATCGCCCATATATAAATCAGGAAAGGCAATTGATACGAAAGCGACTTCATTGTTGGCCGCAAAACGGTTGTTCCCGAACGAAGATTTAAGGAGGTCGGAGCGAGCCGTAAAAGCACATGACGGGATTGTGGATGCTATGCTTATGGCTGAGTATTGTAGGAGGAAATTTTGAATTTTAACCCATCTGTTTTTGAGACAAATCAAAAAAAAGTTTATGTTTTGAGGACATAAACACTTGACACACAAGGAACGTTTTAAATAAAAACTGTGCACGCCTCTTTTAACCCAACATTTATCTCATCTATTTGATAAATTTGTGCCCCTGTTATCCGAACTACTAATTAGAAGTAGAGACAAACTTTATGAAACAACTATTTCCGGTCGAGATACAGCATAATACTGTACAGAACCTTTACGTCAAGAGACACAGTAAATCCAAGATAATATATCTGGTAGTAATAATTGTGCTTTTGTTAGTCTGCATAAGCCTTCCATTTATATATGTAGATATATCTTCGCAAAGCAGGGGGATTATACGAACACCACATGAAAACAACACACTCCAATCTGCTATTTACGGAGAAATAACTTCTATCAATATTTATGAAAATAAACCTGTTAGCATAGGCGATACCCTAATTTGTTTGAGGAGCGATGAATTAGAGGAACAGATTACACGGAACAGACAAAAGCAAATTGAAAATAATGAGTTCATTAGTGATTTATCCAATCTAATATCAGGTAGAAACAATCTCATTAGCCCCAAATACAAAAGTGAGTACGCCCAATATAAGGCTAAATTATCCGAACGTACCGTGTCACTAAATCAAGCAAAGAAAGAATATCAGGTTTCTAAAACGCTATATGAAAGAGGTGTAGAATCAAAATTTGACTTTGAACAGGTTGAAAGTAAATACCAAAGCGAACAATCACTGTTAAGCTCCCTGAAACAGCAACAAATTAACACATGGCAAGCGGAGAAAACCCGCCTTGAACATGAAAACAGGAACTTACAATCGGAAGTATTTCAATTAGAAAAGCGAAAAACACAATATTGTATAACCGCCCCCGTAAGTGGAAATATCGTTCAATATACAGGTTTGAAAGCAGGAAATTTCCTCTCCCCTTCACAACCAATTGCTTTGATAACGACAGGTGACAGCCTTTTAGTCGAATGTTATGTAAATCCTAATGATATAGGCTATATCTATAAAGGGCAAAACGTCAAGTTTCAAGTGGATGCCTATGACTATCAACAATGGGGACTTTTGGAAGGAGAAGTCATTGACATAATATCCGATGTGGCACAAATGGAAAATCAATCGTTTTTTAGGGTACGCTGTTCGCTGAATAAAGATTATCTGGAATTGCCGAATGGTTATAAAGGGACTCTAAAGAAAGGGATGTCCCTGACAGGCAGATTCTATCTGACCGAAAGAAGCCTCGCTCAATTATTATTTGATAGAATAGACGATTGGATAAATCCAAAAATTATTACAAATGGGAATTAAAATAAAACAACGGGATATAACAGATTGCGGCGCAGCGTGTTTGGCTTCCGTAGCAGAACATTACAAACTAAAAATGCCTGTTTCAAAAATAAGGCAGATTGCCGGAACAGACCGAAAAGGGACTACTATTAAAGGAATGATTCAAGCTGCCGAGAAGCTGGGTTTTGAAGCTAAAGCATTTGAGGGAAAAATTGATTTTTTATCAGAAATGCCACTTCCTGCGATAGCGCATGTTATTGTGCGTGATATGCTTCGACATTATGTTGTTATCTATAAAGTATCGCAAAAAAACATTACCTATTTAGACCCAGAGGATGGCAAAATACACACATTACCTATCAACGAATTTGAAAAAATATGGACAGGTGTTCTTATCCTGTTAATACCAAGTGAAGATTTTCAGGCGAAGGACGAAAAAATATCCAATATCAGTCGTTTTTTCTTCTTGCTTAAACCTCATAAAAGCATTTTAATACAATGCTTAGTCGGTGCGATTCTTTATACTGTATTGGGTTTATCTACGTCCATATATATAGGGAAAATAACCGATTACGTATTAGTTGGGGGAAATACCAATTTACTCAATCTTATGAGTATCGGTATGATTGTAATCCTGCTGCTTCGGGTATTCTTAGGTGTCGCACAAACGGTATTTATGCTAAATACGGGGCAACAGATAGATGCCCGTCTGATATTGGGTTATTACAAGCATTTATTAAAACTTCCGCAACAGTTCTTCGACTCCATGCGTGTCGGTGAAATTCTTTCCCGTGTAAATGATGCTGTTAAGATTCGTGCATTTATTAATGGTACTTCCATATCCTTAATTGTAAATATATTTATTTTAATCTTTTCGTTTATATTGATGTTTGTATATAGCTGGAAACTGGCATTAATGATACTGATAACAGTTCCATTATATCTTGCGATTTATTTGGCTGTAAATAAGCTGAATAAGAAATACGAGCGTAAAGTAATGGAAGATTCTGCCGACCTTGAAAGCCAGTTGGTAGAATCACTGAACTCAGTAAGGACAATCAAGCAGTTTGGAATAGAAGATTTTGAGAATCTTAAAACGGAAAATCGTTTTATTCAACTATTACGGACGGTTTACCGTTCTGCTATCAATTCTATATTTTCTTCTGAATCATCGGGGCTTGTCAGTTCTGTCTTTACCATCGTATTGCTTTGGGTTGGTTCGTATTTGGTATTGGATAATGAGATAACAGCAGGGACACTTCTTTCCTTCTATGCTATAATCGGATATTTTACAAGTCCTGTATTATCGTTAATCGGTGCAAATAAAACAATACAAAATGCGGTTATCGCCGCAGACCGTTTGTTTGAGATAATGGATTTGGAACGGGAAAGTGATGAAAACAAAATGGATTTTGCCAAACACTTGAACGGAGATATACGATTTGAAAAGATTTCTTTTTCGTATGGAGCTCGTGCCAAAGTATTTAAAAACTTTTCTCTACAAATCCCACAAGGGAAAGTAACGGCTATTATCGGGGAAAGCGGTTCGGGGAAAACAACTCTTGCCGTATTGCTGCAAAAACTTTACACTCTGAATGCAGGAAAGATTTATATAGGGGAGCACAACCTTGACTATTTCAGCAATAGTAGTATGCGGGAAAATGTAGCTACTGTACCACAACAACTCGATTTGTTTTCGGGAACAATAATCGAAAATATTGCTTTGGGTGAATATTCTCCCGATATGGAACGCATTGTGACAATCTGTAAAGAGTTAGGTATAATATCTTTTATCGAAAAACTTCCGAGTGGATTCCAAACGTATGTTGGTGAGCATGGAGTCGGATTATCGGGGGGAGAGAAACAACGGATAGCGATAGCCCGTGCCTTATACCGCAATCCTGAAATACTGATATTGGACGAAGCAACATCTTCGCTTGATTCTCAATCGGAGCATGATGTACAACAGGCTATCTATAATTTTAATAAACAAGGTAAAACAGTCATTATTATCGCCCATCGCCTTAGTACAGTGATGTCAGCCGATAAGATAGTTATTCTGGAAAAAGGGACGCTAATAGAAGAAGGAACGCATGCCGAATTATATACAGAAGGAACACGATACTATGCCATGTGGCAGAAACAAATACCCATTCTTGAATAAACACGTAATATTATGACAAAAATATTTGAAATGATTGAAAGGCTCGAGATCTTACACGACCTTATTAAAGGAGGCAGGACTGGAACGCCTGATGATTTGGCAAAACATTTAGACATCAGCCGTGCCACTTTATATAGATTATTTGATTACTTGAAGTCCAAAAATATAATCATCACTTATTCAAGGAGAAAAAGAAGTTTCGTATATGCAGAAGATATTGATGTAGAGATACTTTTTCCTATTAAAGTGATAAAAGACGAGGACAAATTAATGAAAATTAACGGAGGTAGTACACTTTTTTCGTTCCGTATGCATTATGAGACGGAAGGATGATATATTTGTAAAATAAGTAGAGTTCGAACATATACTTAAAACAAACTTATTTATTAATTTTAAAACTAAACAAATATGATGAATTTGGATTTAGAAAAGTTAGGGCTTAGAGAACTAACAGAAGAAGAAATGATTACAATTGAAGGTGGTAGCATTTTTACTAAAGCATGGGACGGTATCAAGAATGCAGCAGAAGCTGTTGCTGATTTTGTTGTAGATAAAATAGTTGCTCCAGTTGTAAAATGCGTAGTTAATAAGGTTGCTGACGATATGATGAACATGCCTTCATAATTCCTATTATTCTCGCATCCACGAGCATTCTTGGATGCGAGAATTTTATTCACTTAATTCCAATAATTATGAAAACAATTTATACCCTACTATTAATTAATTTACTGGCTATTAGTATTTCAGCTCAAGGAATAGATTGTGTTGTATGTGATATAAATGACAAGCCATTAGAAATGGTAGAGGCAAAAAATATTAGGTCTAATAAAATTTGTTTTTCGGATAAAAATGGTACTATCAAACTTGATGGAAATAATAGTGATACTATAATATTCATTTTAAATGGTTACTCTCCAACAGAACTAACAATTAATAATATTTTACATTCACAAAATACGGTTTATTTGTTTCCTCAAATGCAATTGACTCTATCGGAAGTAACTATTACACCAATAGATATATATGCAATATATGAAAAAGCGGTTATTAATTTGAAAGACAAACTAATTAAAAATAAAGAATATACCTACAAATGTATAGGTACAGAAAAAGAAGTAAATAAAGGTAGTAATCGGAATATCGAATTTCTGTACACTGCAAAACTAAAAAAAGCAAATATTAAAAAATCAGAATTGGATTATATATATATGTTGTCTCAACTAAAAAGTAGTGTTGACTCTGCAAACAGCGCAATTATGCAAAATAATAATCATCATATTTCTTTGTCTGCGGACTTTATCAGGAAAGATATAACTCGCTCCGAAAAAAATTCATTTCACATTTCCGATTCCTCAATTATAATTTATAATAAAAGCCATGATTCTGGTATTATTGCATATACAATTAATAAAGAAGACACTACACTTGTAGGTATTGATTATGAATTGATAAATTCTCAGAAGAAATATATGCAAAGAAGGACATTCGATGCAAAAAAGATGTATAGTTCCATATCTATCAGATATAATAAAAATGATGAAGGATATTATTTGCATGGCTTTACTCAAATATATGACACATCATTTTTATTAGGGAAACCTCAGAGGGAAGAAAGAATAATATGTACATATAAAACAGTTAGCATTGATGATGATATTAAAGCAGATTTAAAATTTATTCCTAATACTAAAAATTTATATAAAATGCAAAATTACGGTATTTCAGATGATGGTTCTTGAAATAGAAATGTTTGAAAATTTAATTCTCGATTATATCTATCCTATGGAGATAATATAGTAACTTTTTTTTTAGGATATATACAGGGTCTTTGTAGTCTTTTGGCTGTTTTATCATTTCTATAATCCGTTTTCCTTTTCTATTCCAATACATAATATCCACAGTAAGCGTTACACCAGCTTTTACACATATTTTTTTCGTCTCAGTCTTTATCTTGGTTTTGAGCCTTTTTTTTACGATTTTCTTCTTATATACTGGCTCTATAAGGGTAAAAGTAATATTACGCTTCAAATCTGAAATCATACCTTTTTCCTGCATATCGGAAAGATAGCTATACCTGTCTGCTTCTGCCTGTGATTTGAAAGGTAGATTGTCCTTTCCCTGCCTGATTTTAATTAGTTTCATATAATACGGTTATATAAATTGGTAACATAATACAGCAACAGCGAGGATGCCACCCATAGAAGAACTCGTCTTTGGAATGAAACTCTCCTATATGGTCGTCACAGACGGCACATGGATAGGAACTGCCCCTGACTGTGTACCAACCCGCAATGTTCTGATTGTTGAGCCAGATGGAATTGATAGCATGATTGTAGGCTCTCATAGTGGAATCCTGCCTAAGCCGAACGAGATTATTATGTGCTGATTTGTACTTATTCTTTTTGTTGAGATTCCCTTTCTGTAATATTACTTCGGCTTTATATCCCTGCTTTCTGATGGCTTCGAGAATCAATGGTGAGGCTAACGGATTTTTGAAAAAAGTGAGATAGTAATTGAGAATCTGTGTAGGATTCAGCCCCTTGCTAATGCCAATCGCTATATATGCTTCTATCTCGTCCCGGAACTGCCTTGCGTAAAGACTAATTCTATCTTCGATAGTCTCTCCTGCTACTTGCATGGCAAGGAACGCAAGCAAATATTTGTCGGTATGCTTCTCGTTCTCTTTTTCGTGCGCAATAGCATCGGCATTATAGCAATCCATGTAGATAGCATTGAATATCTGCCTTTGTGTTTGCCGCAATATATCTGTCGTTATCTGGTCTAAATCTTCATTAGCTGAAAAATGAAAAGCCGACCCCAGATCCTTATAGGAAAATGATTTCTCTATCAGCTTTTTTGCATTGTTGCGAATAATATCCTTTATGCCGGCATCGGATAGAGCCATAATATCTATGACTCTATCTATATACTTCTTTGCTTCTGCTTTCTGGGCTTCTATTTTGTAAACAGGAATCATTTAGCTACAATCTGCCGTTGTACATTTTTCTCATTCATACCGTTATTCGCCTGTTGGCTCGTGATAGCATCCCTTTCGTCCTGTATCTCCTGCTCCTTCTGTTTTTGCAAACGATTAGGCTCATCCTCTGCGGAATAGATAGAACGTTCCTGCGCTGTCTCAATAGAGGTGAATCCCGATGTAACACCCATGACCAAATTGTTGATTATCTCGCTATCATTCTGATGTACATAAATTGATATATCACCCCTAATATCCAGCTTCTCGAAATCGGAAACGGAATTGTCTTTTTCCAAAGCATAGCCTTCTTTGAACAACGATATAATATTGTCTATCGACTTGTTATAAAAATTCTTGTCATTAAGTCCCTGCTCAATGGCGGGAGAGTACATAATCTTAATGGTAACACTTGGAAGGTCGCCCTGTGGCGTGTCGGGTGGCAATACGGTAAAGCTACCCATAAGAATGTATTTGAGTGTTTCTTGTAGTTGAAGCTCAAAGGAGGAACTGGCATCGGCTTTCTCCATAAAGTGTGCATCGCCTTCGTCATTATTAAATAACATGGCTCTGGCTTGCCCTTTGAGGTCACCTTGTATTTCGACATCGCCTTTTACCACCATTATGCGGAAAGCATACGCTTTGTTATTCTCGAATAGCTGAGAGAGTGCCAGTTCGAGTTTGTCAATCAAATCCTGTACTGCCGACCAACATGCTCCTTCTTCGCATTTGAGATATACAATAGGTATTTTTCTAAAGCCATGTTTCTTCGGTTCTTCTACTACTACCCAACCATCGGTATCGGGTACGTCACTCAAAATCGGCTGAAAAGTCTTACTGTCCCACGCTATTGATTTGCCGTTTTTGTTATCGGTAGAGTATGTAAGTAATGTGCAATAGGTGTCGTCCCAGACTTCCATATAAGGGACTTCTTCTTTCCTTGCGTAATCGTAGGCACTGAAACCACGTCCGAACAAGCGGAGATTCCCTTTTGAGTCCCGTATAGGATGCAAGCTGTCGCCTTTCATATAAGAAAACACACGGTAGTTGAATTGCCTGTCATTCATATAGGCGCAAAATGCACCATCGCCAGTAGCTTTGATGGATTGACAAAACTCGAATTTAGCTGTCTCCATGTTCCGCTTTTTCCATCCCTGTTTAAATTTGATGTATGTCTGGGCTTCGGTTGTGGAAGGATTGAGATTGTGATGTATAAATTTGATTTCCTCACCGCAAAGATGTGTGAGGTGCTTTTGTAGGATAACCTTTTGCAATGGAACTGATACCCTCTCGATGGGAACTTCTACAATCTTTTTCTTTCCTGTCGGTTCGTTGTTACTGTCAAGAATCGGCATTTCCTTTTTTATATCCTCGTAGTATGTCGGGTCATTTATTTTATGACCATTCGGGTCTAATTCGGAGAGAAATTCCGATTGATATATTTCCTTACGGAATAGCTTATAGTTTTGCGTAATGCCCCGATTAGGGAGATTACGATAAAACCTCTCTCTTGTTCCATAGATTTCGTCTGGTGTAATAGTTTTGATTTCCATGTATAATGTGTTAAGTGTTATAAGAGCCATACGCCTGTGCGTCTGGCTTTGGCTGCTTTTATCTCGAAGAACTCACGCATGAAGAAACTTTCGATAAAGTCGGGGGAACGCCCAATGAGTTTTTTCATTTCGGGCTTTGATATGAGCTTCCAGTTCTTATCGGGGTCTTTGTCGTCTTGGGCTACTGCTTTTCGCTCTTTTAGCAGTATGTTCTCCAGTGATACATTTTTGTAGTTCTTGCCAGAGAATTTTTGTTTAAGTAGTGAGGCTTCGATGCTGTACCCTTTGGCTTTCATGCGTTGTACAAACTTGTAGGCACATTCAGCTTTCAGGTTCTCGAACATTGTCCTGTCGCCGTTGGTAGGCATTTCTTTATTATTGAATGGTCTGGCACGGGACATAAATCCTTTGAATACTTGCCCCAATCCGTTTACGTCATAGCAGAAGTTTTCCTCCAATACTCCATGCAGTTTCAGGAAATCTTTTGCATAAGCTACCGTAAGTTTGGCATCGACAGATATAACTCTTACGTCTCTGGCATGATAGCCTTCCCAATACCACATAACACATTTGTCCCCGCCCTCGAAAGCCACGTCACAGGTGACACAGCGTAAGCTATCATTCTGATACGAGTTGTTGAAGAAGTTTTCCATGTCCTCAAAAGTGAGTAGCCCGAATCCTGCCGTCTTAAACTTCCAGTTCCCGTCCAAGTCACGGGCGACTTGCTCGTCTGACTGATTGGCGAGGTTTCCGAGATAGTTGGGGTCGGATTTTAAGAGTTTTGTGTTTTCTTCCAGTTTACCGACAAGAAAGGTTACAGACTTTATAAATATGTCCTCTTTGTTACCAAAAGCCTCATATTCTTTACGCCAGAGCTTGTCGATACGCTCTTTCGCTTGCTCGTACACTTCCTCCTTAGTGTCACCCCAATAGATTTCAGATACAGTTTCACCATACATAAAGCAGTATCGAAGGACTCCGTTGCGTTCCGGCAATGGCATCCCGTCCTCACCAATCCACCAATCAATGAAATGCGCTACCCACGAGTCGGGGTCAGGGTTACAAGTTCCCCTAAAACGGTTCTTTATCTTATGTGCATTACGGTTGGAAGTAAGGAGGTATTTGAAATATTCGTATGGCATGTGGGTAATCTCGTCCACTCCAATAAAGGAAAGCTCCAAGCCCTGAAAACGCTTTTTGAAATCCTCGAAGCCATCCGAATAGTAGTCGAACTTTAGTTTTCCCCCTGCATGAAAGTTCCAAGTCATGTCTTGTTGAGACTTATTATATACGCCATATTGCGCATATATGCCATCGGACTTATCAATAATACCACCTGTCTTGCGGCTATCCTCTTTTTCCTTACGAAGCAATGAAGCATAGAAATTCGGATTGCGTACATCTGGTAAGGCTTCCATAAGTAAGGAAAAGGTTTTTGAACCTCCCCGCATGCCTCCGAATATGCAAATGTCGGCTTCGCACGCCAAGAATAGTTCCTGACTCCCTTTCTGGGCTATGATATTCAAAGATGAATCTTCCTCCCTCAGATGGTTTATATAATCTAAGGTGTAGACGGGTTCAGGAAAAGTGTTGTCAAGTTGTGTTATATTTTCCATGTGCAGAATAAAAAAGCCCGATACTCCCCCTAAAGGGAACATCGGGCTATCGTGCCTCTAAATGTATATTTATACATGCAAATATAGTAAATATTGTATATTTTTGCGAATATACAGTCTAAACCGCCCGATATTTGCATATTAATACATTTGTATGTATATTTGTCGAAACGAATGACCTTAAATGGATAGGTTCAAAAAGGATACAGAGACACAAACAGGAAAATGCAACTACACTTATTCCTATACGAAAAAACAAAATTGGGTAGTATGCCCGCAATGCGAGAAAAGGCTTTTTGAAGTCCTCAAAGGAAAAGATTTTGCAATAGAAATAAAATGCCGTAGTTGTAAGAGAGTAGTATTGATAGAACAATAGCGGGAGTATTGATTGCTGTTCTCCACCAGCAAGGCTTGTAATACATACCGCTAAGACATAAGGGAGTAGAATCCCAATTAAGAGGCTATAAGCCCGAATGTAACTGATAAACAGTTGTATTCGGGCTTTTTCGGTCTTAGACCGCAACATTTTACGAGTACAAACACAAACTTACAAACTACATGGAGAAAGAAAAACTTTCAACGGAACTAAAAGGAATGGTAGGAGAAAACAGCCTTTCCGAGAGAACATGGAACGATTATCTGGATAATTCAGTTATGCCCTTTCTTCCGAGCGAGGAAGATAAGAGAGGCGAGTATCTGGCTAAACATGCGAATGTGCTAAAGTCATTTAACGGACAACTGAATAATGAAGTGGCGACACGGGTCAATGATTTCAAAAAGAATTACAAACCGGATCCGCCGAAACAGACAATTGAACCACAGAAGCCAGAAAAAGAGGATGAAAAACTTAGTGACATCGAGTCACGCCTGAAAAAGTTTGAAGACGCTGAACTGGCTAAACAGACCGCCGCAAAGAAACAAAAAATGCTTGACGATGCAGTCATGCTAATGAAGGAGGACGGAGTTTTGGATGAAACAGTATTGGAACTAATACTTCCCTTGCTGGAAATAAACGAAAATACTACTGTTGAAGATTTAGCAAAAGCGGGAAAAACTAAGTATGACAAGGCTTACGCTAAATTGAATATCGACAGCTATGTCCCTGCTTATGGAGGCGGTTATGGGGGTGGAATAAGTAAAAAAGATAAAGATGCTTATATGGATCACCTCAAACAAACAGGTAGAATAACCGAATAAAAAACTAACACAAACTATTACAAAACAATGGGAACATTTAACACCTACGGTCAAAAAAAGAAAACCTACGGAGGCTCAAATCCCGTATGGCTGACCGTGAGCCAAAAAGAGAGAGGTGGGGGCGTTCTTGAAGAACTTCCTCCTATCGGAACTGTACTTCGGGCAGGAACATTGGTACATCTTGATGACAATGTGGCGAAGGTTATTGAAACCTTCGAAGTTGCCGAACCTGTGTCTGCGACAGATACAGAAGTGAAGGTATTTGCACACGGCAGCGTACTCAAAGACGGATTGAACCTGATGAAATCCCCTGCTGCGCTGACTACTGCCGGAACTGGCGTAACAGTTTCGGGGACTGCACTTGATTCTGGAAATAACCTGTACAAATTCACCATTGCTGCAAACGCTTTCGGCGTATTGGCAAAAGGGGACATTTTGGTAAAAGCATCCAAAGCGGGTACGGGAGCGAAAATTTTTGCCGTGCCGACAGGGATAACAGAAAATGACGTATGGGTAGAGGACGGAGATAAGGCTGCGACAGTTGCTTCCGTATATCACGGCGAGGTAATGGAGGACAGGATTCAGCCTGTTCCAGAGTGCGTAAAGGCAGTGCTGCCAATGATAAAATTCGTAAAAGGAATCTAAACTATGACACCAAGAGACAACACACATTATGACCTGATAAAGTATGGCTTCGCCAATGAATCTTATCAGGAATTTGTAGACACCTATCTTGCCAATCTACACAATGGAAAGAAAACTGATGGATTTGAATGGGATAGTGACATTCAGATTGACTTTACCTATCATCAGATACAGGCTGAATTGGGACTAAACACATTGCCTACTTATGTAGACGTGGATTCTCCAAGCGTGTATAAACACCATGAAGGTTTCGAGCTTAGTTCCGGCACAATACCGAGAATGAAGCACGGGTACGCATTGAACGAAAAGATACTCCGTGAGGAAATGATTTTCGCACAAAGAACAGGTAAGTTCTCTACGAACCTGAGTACGAAAATGCGTGACCTTGTGTTTGACCACACATCAAAACTAATTGGTGGGAACTATAACGCTATGACTTATCAGCGTGACCAAATGGTTTCGACAGGGACTTTCGTTCTGGATGCGACTAACAATCCTGCGGGAATCAAGAACATTACTTTCTCTGCAAGAATCCCAGACAAAAACAGAACTGTACTGACTGCGGCAAAACGCTGGTTTACGGATGATAACAACACGGAAGGTACAGCGTCAGACCCAATCAGAAACTTGAAAGACCAAGTGTATGACCTGAAAAAGCGTGGTGTAGCTGCAATGCACTTCGAAGTAGATTACCTGACTTTTCGTAGATGCATCGAACACTCGAAAATCAGAACTGCGGTAGCCCTGAATATCCATCCACTTGCCGACCCTGCTAATATTGCAGCATTAGGAGCAGTATTGGATGAATCCGTAATCAAATCGAAACTGGAAGGTATTATCGGCTGCCCTATTAAGGTAATTGACAATATCGTAGCAGTTGAGAAATTTGACAAGACAGAGGGTAAGGTAGTAAAAGACCAAATGAGGTCTTTCAAATCTGATGTATGGGTACTCGTCCCTGACGGAAAACTTGGAACGATAAAAGCAGTAGAGCCTATTGCCGTTCCTGACCCTGCGGCTCGATTCGCATGGTATGACAGAGGACGCACAATATTGAAACAATGGTATGATACCAAAACCAATACTCAGTATATCGAGTCCGAGCTTACTGCATTAGTTGTGCCTGATAAGCCACAATATATGACGTACCTAACTATTGCGTGATAAATGGCTTTAGTAATAGACATATTGGGAGAAGGAAAAGTGGAAAAGGTGGTGGAATCCAATTCTGCCACCCTCACCGCTACTCCTGATGATGGTTGGGAATTTAAACATTTCGTATGTGACGATACTATCATCCCTGAAAATCCGAAAACAATATCATTTACCTCAAATACCAAAATTGTAGCAGTATTCTATATCACAATCGAGGAATATCTGAGAGGTCTTGTTGGATTTGATGTGCCTGATAACGTCCTAAATTCAATCCGTGCTTATCGAGAGGTAAAAAAAGCTACTGATACAAACGACCTGACAGCAAAAGAGAAAGACTTGCTTTATGCAGACCTGTTGATGTGGGCGTCTACAAGCCCGACCTCTTATACGGGTACAAAGGAATCTGACGGAGGATGGTCGAGAACCGAATCAAACAAAACGGTATCGGTAACGGATAAAAAACGGTTTGAAAATCTGGCAATGTCTATTTACAAAAAGTATCTGGATAAGAAATACAATTCGAATATCAAGATAGTAAACCTATGGTAAGTCAATGGCTAATACGTCAATTTGAAAATTAGCAAATGACTATCATTTAGAGCCTAAAGTAATGGAGAATCCAAGATTTCCGCACCATATTGAAATAAAAAGAGCCAAAACCGACCTAAACGGGACACCAATAACCGACCCTGACACGGGAGAGGAAATATTTGAAACAGTGTTTGAGTCGGAATGTGGGCTTCGTGATATGGTAAGGGGATGGGATATTGACGTAGAGGTTCTGAAAGCTGATTATAAGTTGGCTTTGCCGAAGCATAGCTTCATTATAAAAAAAGGTGACTATGTGGTATTTACCAATAATATCCTGAATGAAGTGAAATATGGCAGGGTGGAAGAATCGAAGGTCTTTAATCTGGGTGCAAATATCTGGTTTAACGAAAACGGTAATGGCTAAGGATATAACGAAACAGTTTGAAGCAATAGAGAATGAAATACATAAGAGTATGTATTATTGCATCGTGCCTCAAATGACACAATTCGGAATACGGATGGTGAATCATATCCTACCGAATCAAACCGAGTTTCGAAACCTGACAGGAAATACTATCACATCTTTGGCTTTCGGGATTTATTATATGGGAAATCTTGAAATCATGGGATTCAATAAACATTACCCGCCCCCTATCAGGAATAAGCTGATTAAAGGTGAAGAATTATTCGATTTTGAGGACTATGACGGAGCAATACGAAAGTATTACTGCGCCAAAATACATACGGATGCAGGCTACGGTCAGAATACTTCGATGGATTTCCTGAAAAGCTATAAGTCTACAAGGCAGTTCGAAATGGTATTTACAACGGGAACTGAATACTCGGTATATCTGGAAAACAAACGCAAACTAAATGTCCTATCGGAAGGATATGAATATTCAATCTCTGCATTTCTAAAGAGTTTCAAACCAATCAAAAAGTGAATCTGAATTTCGACATAGGGAAAATAGAGGAAGTCCTTGCCAATGCAGTCAGGACAGGCAATGTTACCGAAAAGGTTTTCAAAGGTCAGCGACCGAATGTTGAAGCCAAGATGAATGATTTTGCAATCGTCTCGGTTGCAACACGAGTCACAGACAGGGGAGCTTTAGGAAGATGTACCTGTCGGATAGAACTTTTTGTCAAGAACCTGTCGAACGGGGAGAAGAATAGTACGAAACAAACAATCATGTATGAGAAACTATTATCCATATTTCCTATACAAGACAATACTTATTTATTCGACATTTATCCTGTTACCATTCCACTTGGAAATGACGGGTACGGGTATAATATCATAGCAATCCAATTCCATACACACATCAAAACTTTATAACACATGGCAGCAACATTAACCAAAGCGGCTTTAGACAAGGTATTTGTCGGAATCTCGAAAATACAACTCGCTCCAGTGGGTACACTGGCCGCAACGACTTTTGACAATTCGGATGAAATATTTACTGTAAAGGACAGTGTAAGCTTCTCTCAGGCACAACCTTCTAAAACAGAGATAAAGGTAGACCAATTCAGTGCGCCAATTGCAGCACTTTATGAGTCGGGCGAGTTTACCATTGAGGGGAGTATTCCTTCTGTGGCAAAGGAAATTTTGCAATATTTCTTTAAAACAAATGCAGCCACCAATCCGAGTATTACAGGATTTACCAAGAGTACAGCCGTAGACCTTGAAAATAAGATTATCAATGCGATGGTCAAAATTACAAGTGCTGACGGAACGATGGCAGTAGTAATTCCACGATGTGAGTTTATAGCGAACTTCGACTGGAGTTCCACTTCGTCCAATGCCTTTGCGGTAGCATTTACGGCAACGCCGAAAATCAATCCTGACGGAAAAGGTGATGTTCTTTTCTACGAGAAATAAGACTCCTAACCTTAACACAATCCCACAGGGGGAGGGAATCTTCCCTTCCCTTTTTCTTTTAACTCAAACTTCACAATCATGCAAGAACCAAGCATACAAGATGAAAAGGATTTACTGTCAATCCAAAACAATGAAAAAGAAGATATAGTCATTCCACGTACTAACAAAATATTGAAAGTAGGATGGATGAAAGGTTACACATTGGAAAAACTATCAAAACTGGAACTGAAAGAAGGTCTGAAAGAAAATGATGCCGATTCGGAAAAGGTTATCGAACAACGGTCAAAATTCATGGCGAAAGCGGCTTCTCTCTGCCTATTGAATGGTATAAAGATTTTCTTTTTCCATTGGTTCTACTGGCGATACTTCTACTACCTGAGAGGCTACACCTTTGACCAATTAGAGCCTATCCTTGTACTTGCTAAAAAAAAAGTTCCTGCGGCAAGTTGGTACATCGGTTTAGCGTTGGTCGCACGTATGAAAATAACGAATATGACAATGACGATGGAGGAAGCCGAGCGATTCCGACACGTACTTTCATCGGAAGCCGAGCAGCAATAGGAAAAGACCATGCTTGGGTGTTACAGCCATTAGTCCTCTTTTTCGGATTGATTGTCATTCCTGAATATATGTACAGATTTAAAGGGTCTGTGGCAAAATATGAATTGATGATACTTGATGTAACACGAGTGGTATATGACAAAGAAGATACACACAAACGAAAATTTGCTGACCAAGAAAGCATCCGGCTAAATGAGGAATCGCTGCGAAAAGCGAGAGAACGAAACAGAGATAATGAATGGCAGGAAAAGAAACTGTCTGAGCTTACCTAACACAAACACATAATATACGATGGCAAATATTGGAAACCTAAGTTTCGGTATTGGCGGGGATGATAAAGAGTTGCGAAAAATTCTGGAGGCAAGAAAAAAGGATGCGGTAGAACTGCAAAATATTCTATCCTCTCTGAATTTAAAAGGCAAAAATTCCATGACATCACAGTTAACCGATGCCGTAAGGAAGAAAGAGCAGTTGAACCGACTGGAACAATCGAACCTCAGACTACAACAGACACAGGACAAGGCAAATGCAAATTCTATCATCAATCAGGAGAAAGTCAATCAGGCTAAGGAAAAGACACGGAAACTGAATATTGGTAATCTTCGCCTTGATAATGAAAGAGTCGCATCGGAGGAACGAGCAAAAGCCGCAGCAGAACGAACCGAAGCCGTGAGAAAAAAGAGTGCTGCCGAGTTAGCCCGGATTGAACAAGCCCGAAGGAATGAAGAAAGGCTCAATAATCAGCGATTATTAACTGAGGTACAACGAACGGAAGCTGCCAGACGCAGGGCTGCTCTGATTGGTGTGCAGGGAGAAAACGACCTGAATAGAGCCGCTTTATTGGCAAACAAGACATTTTTCAGTCAAAAGGTTTTGTTGTCTCAAATAGCAACTCAATTGGGAGTCTATTTCTCTGTTTATCAGCTCGGGGCTTTCGTGAAGGAACTGGCAATGGTTTCGGGGGAATTTGAGAAACAACGATTATCCCTTGCGTCAATTCTACAAAACAAACTGGCTGCCGACAAATTATTCGGGCAGATAAAAGACCTTGCAGTATATAGTCCGTTCAACTTTAAAGAGTTGACAGATTATGCCAAGCAGCTTTCGGCATTTTCATTTCCGACTGATGAATTATTCGAAACCATGACACGCCTTGCAGATATATCGGCAGGGTTAGGCGTAGATATGGGGCGTATAATCCTTGCGGTGGGACAGGTACGTGCAGCCTCCGTTTTGAGAGGTCAGGAACTCCGACAATTTACCGAAGCGGGGATTCCGCTTGTAGACGAGCTTGCGAACAAATTTACCAAGTTGGAAGGACGGGTAGTTTCGGCAGGCGAAGTGTTCGACAAAATATCGAACAGGGAAGTTCCTTTTGCCATGATAAAAGAAATATTAGAGGATTTGACTAATGAAGGTGGCAAATTCTTCAATATGCAGATGATACAGGCAACGAGTTTGGCGGGTATGATTTCCAATCTTCGGGATGCCTATGATATTATGCTCGACAGTATAGGATCTGCCAATAGTGATATGCTGAAAGGTGCAGTCGGCGGTCTTGTGGAAATCATGGATAATTGGGAACGGTATTGGAATATCCTTAAAATGATAATAATTGGATATGGCTCATATAAGGCTGCAATAATCGCCGCAACTGTCGCCAGTCAGGGACTTGTGAAAACAATCCGAACTCTGACCATCGTACAGACTATATTTAACTCGTTATCGAAAATAAATCCTTATGCTCTTGCTTTTGCAGGGCTTATGGCTCTTATCGGTGGTTTGGTAACATTCATAAATCATCAGAATGAAGCTAAAGAGAAATTACTGGAAACCATTACAGTAATGAATAACCATGCCGAATCAGTCAATGAGCTAATAGACAAGTTAAAAGACCTGACTAAAGCCAATGAGAATGATAATGGTGCGGAAGCGGAAAGGGCAAAAATCATAAATGAACTGGCAAAGAAAGAACCTGAACTTGCCAAAGCCATTAAAGAACATGCCGATAATTTGGAGTATCTAACCGAAATTCAGGAGAGATACAATACTTTGATGGATGCCAAAAAGTTTGCCAAATATGCCATAGCAGAGACAGACGGTTTCTTCTCAAACGGTATTGTGGATAATCTAACTGATATGGAGAAAGCCAAGAACAAGGCAGACATGTTAGCTGTGTCATTAGATACCACCTATACAAAATTTACTGAGGCATGGAAAAAGATAAAAGAGAATGGTGGTGTAGATACTCCTTTAGGAAAAGCTGTGGTAAAGGAAGAAAGGATAAATCAGATAGACACTATCCTCGCATCACAAAAAACGCATGCCGAAAAAATGCTCGAAATCTATTCTCTGGTTGAATATGCAGGGGAAAGAGCTTTCAACTCCATGAAGAAAACTGATATTGGAGACGCTAATCTTGCCAAAAGGATTATAGGCGATGATAAAGATAAAATAAATGAATACAGTGCGTCATTATGGGATTTAGAACAAATTACCAAAACTACAAATGATGACCTGACCACTTTGGCTAATACTCTTTCAACACATTTCAAGAACAAGGGCATAGATGTCCTCAATCCAGAAAATGCGAGTATGCTCCGTGACTATATCAAAAGCATGGAAGAACTTGGAACATACGGACAAAAAGAAATCCTCTCGAAATGGAATATCGAATTTACAGTAAACGGAAAGAATACCGATAACCTTGACGGTTGGCGTAAAGAACTGAGAGATACACTCGGAACTGCGATTACCATAACTACCGACAGTAATTTCAATGATATAGTCAAAGAAATGAAAGAGAAGTACAAAGAGGTGAAAACCCGCATGGAAGAACAAAAGCCCATTTTAATCAAAGGTGAGTACGATTTCAAATTAAAAGCATTTGCTAAACCCGAAGAAATCAGCAACTCCTTAAAGCAAATGGCAGAGCAATTTGATTTGGATTCTAAAATAAAGGATGCCATCGAAGCCGCAGGGAAATTGATGGGTTTGACTCCGGCAGATTTATCTCCCAAACCCAAAGGGGGTAGCTCAAAGAAAGATGTTTATACCGAAGAACTGAAACGTCAGGTGGAACTTATTAAGGATGCCAAGAAGCGATACGAGGATTTGCGGAAAATAATGTCGAAAGAAGATGCTGTCAAAGCCCTGACTTCTGTCGATGAATATAAGCATGTGGATGAAAAGCATTTGAGCGATGAAGGATATGTAAGTTATCTGCGTGAACAACTGAAAAAAATAGAGAAAAGGAGTAGTGATGCTGCCAAAAATGTACGCATAGTATGGAACAAAGAAATCGGAGCTATTGAGATAGAAAAGCTAAGTAAAACAGCTTTGTTAGAAATCCAAAGATTAGAGAAGTATTTGTCCCAATATAAGGATAAATATAATCTATACCGCCAAATCTCTGATATTACCGGCGACAAAAAGCTGGCAAGCAGTATCGCTTTTGAGAACCCCGATGAAGTAGTGAAATCCTACATAGATGAATTAAAAGCAGCTTTTGAGGCTCAAAGCGGTATCTCCTATTCGGATTTTCTAAAACTGGAAGATGGAGATAGAGCGAAACTGTTTATCAACGAACAGGTGAAAAAACTTTATACATCTATCGAGGAAGCCGAAAAAGAAGAAAAGAAGCGGAAGCAGGATATTTATACTTCGACATTGAAGGACTATCTCAGTATGGAGTCGAAGCGATTGGCTATAACACAGGAATATGAGGAAAAAATCAGTATTGCCCGAAGCAATAATAATGAGCAACTGGCTCGAAAACTCGAATCCAAGTTAAAAGGAGAATTGATGAAACTCACGCCTGAGTATAACAAATTCTTCACTGCGATATATAGCCTGACAAAAAATGAAGCCTTGCAGATAGGCAATCTGATAAAAGCAAACCTAAAAGAACAGCTTGATAAGGGTGTAATTAGTGCGGATGAATATTACAATAGCATCAAAAAGATAGATGAGGAATTGAAGAAATCATCCAAAGGGATAAATCTTTTTATGAAGTATCAGGATGGAGGTTTGGAAAATGTCCTTAATGCGATTAAAGAGAAGGCAGATTCGGACTTTGCTTCATCTTCACAGGATTTACAAAATTTTACCAAGCAATATAATTCTGCTTTAGCCAGTGGCGATGAGAGTGCAGCTAATTTAGCTCAAAGTAATATGCAAGCAGCCGAAGGCTCAATGCAGGCAGCCGAAGGTATGCAGGCTTTCGCTGGTTCTGCGATGGGTGCTGTTTCTTTTGTAGATATGATTGTTAAAGCTATTGACCAAACGATAAGGGGATTACAGGAAATTATTGATAATATCGCTGAACTTGCCGAGTCGAGAGGTATTGATACGGATGATGGCACATGGGGAGACGTGAAAGGTTTTATGAGCGTTTTGAGTGCTGTTAACGGCAAAGCAAAGGCAGCTTGGGATTCTGCGAAGAACGGTGATGCGGTAGGTGCTTTGGCGAACACAGTGGGAATTGTCACAAGTGGGCTGAGTGCTATCAACCAATGGCATGATAATAAATTGAATAAAGCTATCCAAAAATCTCAGTTCGAAGTCAAAAAATTGGGAATAGCTTATAATGATATTTTGAAAACCATTGACCGTCAATTGGGTGCTGTCACACGTACTCAATCGGAGGATATGATAAAAAATCTCGAAAAACAAAGGGATGAAATCAAATCACAACTTCGTAATGAGGAAAAAAAGAAGAAAACGGATAAAAACGCAGTAGAAGATTACAAAGAGCAAATAAAGGAACTCGAAGAACAAATCAGATATTTCTACGAGGACTTAGCCGGAGAACAGTTTGGTGTAAAAATAAAAGATTGGGCTAAGAGTATTTCTGATGCGCTTGTAGATGCTTGGTCAAGGGGTGAAGATGCGGCAGAAGCATTTGACAAAACAGTAGCAGATATAATGAGAAGTGTGTTCAAAAATGTACTACAACTTCAATATATAGAGCCTGCTATGGCGAATCTTCGTAATTATCTATTCGGTAGTGATGGCAGAGGGGGGATTCTCGGTGACGGAGAAATGAGTAGATATGATATGAACGGCTTGGTCAATGAGTTAGCCAAACTAAAAGGTAATCTCAACGATTGGCAAAAGGCATGGGAGTATTTGTACGATGCGGCAAAACAAGCAGGGATTGACTTGGAAGAATCGACTTCGGGAGATACTTTATCGAAGGGCATACAGGGAGTCACAGAAGATACAGCAAACATTCTGGCAAGTTATATAAATGCTATGCGAGCCGATTTATCCATGCAGTTATCTTATGTCGGACGTATTATGTCGTATTTCGAAAATGGTAATACAAATTTTGCCCTGATGCAAGCTGATATTATGCTTATCCAAATGAATACGCTACGAACCGCAAACAATACCGACAGGCTTGTAGAATTATCGGAAGATACTTACTCTATCCTGCGAAATGCAAGCATTAACGGTAGTGGTGTTAAGTTTAATATCAATTAGTTTTTCACAATTACGGAATTGTGAAAGAGTCAAGAGCTTTATAATTCCCCTCCTATACTCGTTTTCATACTTTTGGTATGGTATTTCAAGAAGTAGATATTTCATAAGCAGAGCAGCCTCATCAGTGATTGTGTGGGCTGCTCGAAATTCTTAAAACCAAAGACACCCTTCTTATAACAAGTTCTGGGGAGTTAAATATTAGAACGAGATTCCTGAAGGAGTCAAAACCGAGTGGCAATACCCTTACTATAATGTCCTGCTCTGTCCTACAAGCCGACAACAGGCAACACCATAAAGCGTAAGCGAAAAAGTAAGGTCAGTGTGGGGACTGTGTGTATTGAACTCTGAAAATTTTGAGAAACAGCCATTTAGAGTGCTGAAACCAGACAAGAAAAGAGGTCACGGTGTTATTTCTCATCATTTTTCACCCTTATCCATATACTTATGGTGGGGAAAGGCTTGTCATATATAAATAGATAATATGAAAACAAAGGAGGTATCGAAAGTGCTGAAAAAAGAGGCCGTAAAGCTTGGTTTATGTGTTGCATGGACTAATAGTTGGGGCAGCCCGACTAAAGAACAAATGGCTGATATGTATATTGAAGGACTTGATTTCTGCATCCTGAATAATTATCCGTCCAATGAGTTTATTAAAGAACATTTCGGGGCAATTGCAGAAAGTAAAGGTGTCTTTACTGATACAAAGGTAAATTTGGTGAATCCCGACATTGCTATTTTGAACGGGAACTGCTCAGGAAAAATAGAACTGACGGGGTTTGCTTCCCGTGATATTCATGTACGCCATAATAGTAAGGTAAAGGTAATAATCCGTGATAATGCAAAAGCATTTATCCGAGTGTACAACAATGCACATGTAATAGTGGAGAACCTAACGCAAGGGAAATCGTATCTGTATTTCAGAGGTGGCGGTACTGCAACGATAAGCGGAAAAGTGAAAACACGAAATTACGAATTGAAGGACGGGGATTGGAAAACAATCTAA